GCCACTTCATCTGGTAAGCGACTGCGTCAGTCAACAGCATTCCAGCAAATCGACTCGACTGTCATTGATGCGTCTGCAACCACAACTACGTTCATCACTGGCCTCGATTCAGCGGTCGATGATTTTTACAACGACTCAATGCTGGTGTTCACCGATGGGGCACTGGCCGGACAGGTTCGTTCGATAGTAGACTATGTGGGAGCCACAAAGACCATCGTGCTGGAGGAAGCTCTGACATCGGCTCCGGTCAACGGAGTGGCGTTTACCATCGTTTCGCTGCATATCCATCCGGTGAGTCAGATTCAGAGTGGGCTGGCGACGAGTGCTGCATTGGCTGCAGCTAAAACTATTTTAGACAAGGTTGATACCGGACTGGTCGTCGACGGTGCTGTTTACCAGTTTACTGCGAATATGCTGGAGCTAGCACCTGCTGGTGGTGGTGGAGGTGGCGGTGACGCTACACTCGCCAAGCAAGAAGAGATACTTGCTCAATTGGATCTGGTTCAAGCTCAGACCGATCTCATCGGTACTGCCGCAGGAGCCACTACACTACTTGCTGCTGCAGTCCTAGAACCCGGAACCATTACTTCGTTCCCAGAAACTCTTACGATCGGTGATTCGTACACGGAACAGAATGGTCGTGAGATCCAGATCCCAATCGTTGACACTGATGGTACTCCGCTATCGTCTACAGGCTCCCTGAACTTCGCTGATGCTTCTGTTACTTTCACGCTTCAACGATCCGGTGAGACTGACTCTACACGAGTCATTACAGGTACTGCAACTTTCGTAGACCCTCCGGGTACTGGAACAGGTGCTGGTGCTCCTTACGCTGTCATTGAACTTCCTGCTTCAGAAACAGCCAAGGGACTCAAGAAGTACAAGTACTCTGGCATCCTGACCTTTACGTGGACCGGAACAGGAACTGATGTCATGTCCTTCGAGACTGACACCGTTACATTCGACAACTAAGACTCGACACACCCCATGTCGCTAGAACTTGAAATAGACCCAGCTTCTTCGTACATCTCAGGTAACCAGAAGATAAAGGTTCCAGATCCCATCTACGAATTCGATAAGATGATCGGATGGAAATGGATCGAACTGAATACCTGCGACTTTCTTAGAGGCATCCCCGGATACGACCCGTTCGTTACAGCCAAAGACTATTACTTTGACTGTGCTGAATGGGATCGTATAATTGCATTCGTAGTCAATGAGTGCTGCTTTCCAGAAGGTGAGTTAACAGGACTGCCGTACATCCCTGAACGATGGCAGTCCAGCATCTACGCCAACTTGTTCTGCTGGAAGCATAAGGATACCCACCTCCGACGTTACCGCGAATGTTTCATATACGTTCCACGAAAGAACAGTAAGACCTCATCGTTCGGGGCGATCATCTCGCTGATCATGTTCTTCGTAGACAAAGAGAAACGCTCACAGAACTATTGCTGTGCGGCTGATGTGGAGCAAGCCTCCAACAACTTTCGTCACTGTCAGTACATGATCGAGAACAACCCCAAGCTAATCTCCAGACTACGAGAAAAACGAGTATTCAGGTCCACACGATCTTTTGAGCATACCGATGGTGCTATCTACAAAGTCCTATCGTCTATCGCAGATACCAAGCACGGATTATCCCCCAACTTCGTGTACGTCGATGAAGTTCACGCTCATCCCAATAGCGAGCTTATTGACGTTATGCTCACAGGAACTGCTGCCCGTACCCAACCCCTTGTACTGTACACGACCACCGCTGACTATGATCGCCCCTCAGTCTGCAACAGCCTATACGACAAAGCCAAGAACATTGCCAGTGACAAGCAGTGGGAACCAACCTTCCTGCCGGTGATCTATGAAGCCGATCTATCAGATGACTTCCGTTCAGAAAAAGTGTGGAAGAAAGCCAACCCGAATTACGGTAAGTCCATCCGTAAAGATTACTTCGAGCGTCTGGTTCGCAACGCCCAAGACAACCCTGTAGAACTTAACCGATTTCTTCGTCTTCATCTTAACGTCCGTACCAAAACAGAAACAGCTTGGATTCCATCCCACATCTGGGCCAACGGAAACGCTAGTCCTGAAACCCCATTACTGTCGATCACTGCTATCAAAGAGTGGATGTCAAAGCACCCATTCTGGTGCAACATTGCTAACGACCAGAAATTTACTACGGCAACTTCGGTTGACGTGTACATTGGTCGCTATCAGTTGTACTGGTCGTGGTTCATTCGTCAGGTTGAATTCCTACAAGAAGAAGAGTGTTACGCTGGATTCGACAACGCTTCGGTGAACGATATTGCATCACTGAACTTGTGGTTTCCTAAGTACGGTGTTATGCTGCACTGGGGCTGGTGTCCTGCAACCTCCATATACCAGCGATCTCAGGAACAGAACCTACCTTACAGTCAGTGGTGGGAATCAGGTGTCATCAATGCAACATCCCCTCTGGATACAGTCGATGAGAACGCAATCATTACTGCCATGCTTGGGGATGGAAACAACAAAGGTATCCTTTCCCATTTCTCCGGTTGTCGAGAAATATGCTTCGACCGCTGGGGATCACATCATATTTACACTACCCTCAAGCAATACGGTTTTCCAGCTAGAGCTTACCCCCAGTCCTTTGCCGGAATGAATGAGCCTTGCCGTCGAATGGAAGCGTTGGCTATCGACCACCAATTCCAGCATGGCGGACACCCTGTCCTTGATTGGATGATCGGAAACGTAGTTATCGTGCAGTCCAGAGATGGACAACGCAGACCGGACAGATCGAAGTCTACAAACAAGATCGACGGTATCGTAGCGGGGTTAATGGCCATGGGAGCATGGATGTACCCTGAAGTTGAAACCATCACAGAAATCCGTGGTTTGAAATAGGACATCACATGGGCTGGTTTTCTCGCAAACCAAAAGATACTATCTCCAAGACCGCTGTCGGCAACTTAATCGACATCGTACTTAATACTACGGGTACGCTGTCATGGAAGAACCTGTTTGGCGTACTGAACCACGAGAAGCAGTATACCAACAACACGACTGCTGCTCTGAAGTTGTCTGCCGTTAAGTGTGCTATCGACATTTACACCGGCATGATTGGTTCCATTCCTCGTCGTATGTACGCACTGGAAGCTGGCTCACAAGCCAAGACTAAAGTCGTACCAACAACGGACAACCCAGCTTCACGCATCTTCTCTCATTACTTCCATCCAGAACTATCCTCCGACGACGGTCTCCTGACAATCGTCTACGATGTCCTGATGGACGGTAACTGTTACTTCTACCGAGAGCGTGACCTCCAAGGTCGTACGTCCCGCCTGTACTACATTCACCCGTCCAGAATTACACGAGGGAACATCTCTCGTGCTTCTGGTCAGGAACAACTGTCTACAGGTCGTAAAGCTGTTCAAGGCGAACTTCTGTACCGCATTGACACAGGAGTATCCTCTCGCGACATCCGTACAGAGCCTCTGCTGCTGCCTAAGAGCGACATTGCCCACTTCAAGGGTAAAGTCCTCGATACGGAATACCACCGTGCTATCGGCTTCGTAGAGTGTTCTGAGGTGTCTCTGGATCTCTACCGTGCTTCTGAAGAGTTCGGCTGGAAGTTCTACAGTCGTGGTATCGCTACGCAGATGTTCCTGACGACAGAGAACCGACTGGCTCCTGAAGTCCTGAAGCGTCTCGAAGCCAACTTCACAGACGATCCCAACGCTCCGCTGGAAGACATCTTCCGTACCCGTATCCTCGAACAGGGACTGAAGCCTGTTCACATGGGTATTCCGTTCCAGCATCTCCAGTTCATCGAGACTCGTGCTTTCAGCGTTGAAGACGTAGCACGCGGACTGAACATTCCACCTGCTCTGCTCCACAGCTACATGGGAACCAAAGCTGGTGATGCTGATCTATCACAGGCAGTAGCCCTGTTTGTCCAGACGGGTATTGGTCCATTACTCTCACGCATCGCAGGTCAGTTCAAGTCGGAGCTTATCCCTCTGCCATCTCAGATGTTGTACTGCTTCGAGTTCGAGTTACTGTACCTCTACCGTAACGTCATCGACAAGTTTACTACCGCTCTCAGAAACTTGTTTGAGATCGGCTTCATCGACAGGACTTACGGTGCTGGTCTCCTCGGTATGCACATTGATCCTAACGATGAGTCCAGTGCCTTGCGTTATGTTCCTGTTAACCTGATGACCGTCCAGCACTCGCTTCACTTGGAGGAAGGTGCTGATCTTGCCAATGACATGGCTGAAGCTCAGATCGAAACCACCAAGAAGACTAACGAAGGTATGGTGTCTGCCGAAGAACATGCAGCAGTCACGGAGAAAGCTGAAGCAGCCAAAGCTCCATCAGGAGGCAAGATGGACAAGTCTCCTTCGGGCGACAACATCGACAAGCGTATCCGAAATGCTGAAGAGAGAGTGAAGTCGGCATTCCTTAATGTCATCAACGGTTTGAAGCAGTACGAGACTCGTGTACTTGATCAGAAGAAGCAGTCCCGTCCTGACGACTTCGATGTTGCTAAGGCTGAGTTCTACAACGATAAGTTCCACGGAATGCTGATGGACCAGCTAGCACCTTGGAAAGACCTGATCACCATTGGTCCATCAACTCTGGACAACGTCGTCGCAGATTGGGTATCCAACCAGAAATCACCAGAAGGAATTGACAATGAAGTCACTTGTATTGAACCGTAAGCAGTTGCCTTCTGGTGAAACGCTGGAATGCAAGGTCACCTTCAACAAGGCTGACGAACTGCTGATCTATGACATCATCATGCCTCAGAAGACGTATGATGGTGAGACCTTCAACTTCGCTACACCCGCCGATGTTACAGACTTCCTGAAGGATGCACCACGAGACTTCAACGTCCGTATCAACTCTTCAGGTGGCGAAGTCGGTGCTGCTCTGGCAATGTACAATCGCTTGCTGGAACATCCCGGTAAGGTTACAACCATCGTCGACGGATACGCATTCAGTTCTGCTGGCTGGCTGGCACTTGCTGGCTCAGAGCGACAGATATGCAATGGCGGTCTATTCATGATGCACAACCCATACCTGTACGCCAAGATCGACTCACTCAATGAGATCCAGAACGTACAGAACCGCTGGGAGTCTCACCGCAACAGCATCGTAGATATCTTCACTACCAGAACTTCTATGAACGAAGCTCAGGTGAAGACTCTTATGGAAGCTGAGACCTACATGTCTGCCTCAGAAGCAGTAACCAATGGCTTGTTCCATTCCGTCCGTAACGCTAAACCTGATACTGCCATCCTCAACTGCCTGCATATTCCTGACGCAGTTAAGAATCGAGCAGACGTTTCTATTGCACAAAATGTAGTAGACGTAAATGCTCTTAGAATCAGGGCTTTGAACTTACGAAAGAATTTTGCAATTAAGTAGTTGACGGGCTTCCGTCATGCTGTTATTCTTACCGTGTCAAAGGCTATGCCCACAGCAACGCACATAAGCAGACGCCAGATGCCACATCACAATCTAGGAGGTTTTGTCATGGCTTCTGCCATCGCTAATCGCGTACTCGTATTCAACGATACGCCCGCCAAACACGACGACATCTTGAAGATGACCGTCAACCAGCTTCAGGACGAACGAACTCGTCTCATTACTGTCACCGAAGTCTTCGATGCCAAGGGCGACAAGCTCTCATCTGAAGACGCTCAGGCTTACTCAGACGCTGTGGATCGCATTGAAGCGGTTCAGAACGCACTGAGCAAGACTCCTGCCGGTCTCGCTGAGCGTAAGGCTGCACTGCTCGCCACGTCTCGTATCGCCAATGCGACAAGTGGGCTGACCTTTGACTTCTCCAAGAGTGTACACACTCGTCCAGCATGGGAAGACGACAAGGACAAGTTCGGCTTCAAGAACCAGCAGGAATACCTGGGTGCTGTTGTCAACGCCTACAAGTCTCGCAATCCAGAAGCAATCGACCCACGGTTGAAAGCTGCTGTGATGGACGCAGTAGGCTCTGACGAATTCAGCAAGGCCAACTGGGAAGCAGCAGGTATCACTGTACCTCGTGGCTTCATCAACACGGTCATGCAGCTTGAGCCAGAAGCTGACCAGCTTACGAGCAAGATGACTCGCATCCCAATGACCGCTCCAACGGTCGACATTCCTGCCCGAGTTGACAAAGACCACAGCACTTCCGTGACTGGTGGATTCGCTGTCTACCGTGGTAAGGAAACTGCTGCTCCGACGCTCAGCAAGAACGCCATGGAGATGATCACACTGAAGGCACATGAACTGAACGGTGCTGCTGCAGCAACCAATCAGTTGATGGCTGACAGTCCTCTCTCTATCGCTGCTCTGATTGATCAGGGACTGCGTCAGGAAGCTCGCTCTTACCGCATCAACGAACTGTTGAACGGTAACGGCATCGGTCGACCTCTGGGTATGTTGCACTCCAGCAACGATGCATTGCTGACTGTTCTCCGTGAAAGCGGCCAGTCAACATCTGTTATCGTCAACGGTACCAACATCCTGAAGATGCGTCAGCGAGTCTGGGGTTACGAGAATGCAGTGTGGCTGTGCTCTCTGGACCTGTTCCCGACAATCGCAACGCTGCACATCGAGTCGCCAAACAACGCTGGTCTCGTGAAGCTGTTCTACCCTGCTGACTCTGCCAACCCAGACATGCTGCTCGGTCGTCCAATCATCTGGACAGAGTACATGAATGGTATCACCAGCGGTCAGGACGGCTCAGCCATCAGCGAGTGGAACGACAACTTCCTCGCTTGCGTCAACCCAACGCAGGTACTGTACGGTGAACGCGGAACTGGAACGCTGACACGCAGCATCCACGTACGCTTCCTCGAACGCGAAGAAGTCTTCCTCTTCACCAGCTTCGACGATGCTCGCCCATGGTGGAAGACCGTCATGACTCCTGCCAAGGCTGGTCTGACTCTGTCACCATTCGTTGTCCTGTCCAAGACGACTGCATAGTTCATGCAGGTTTGAGGGGCATGTAGTAAGGTCCACCTGAACCATGCCCCTCTCCCTTCCGTGTTTCGATTCTTCTCCTGTACAGGAACAAATACTATGGCTACTCAGAAGTTCACTCACTTGTCCTCTAAGAGCCAGATCACTGCTCTTGGGACGCTCACAATGACGGGGAGCATCGCTAATGCTCACGTTATTGATATCCTGTTCGACAAAGCTATGCTGGTCATCAACGATGCTGACCTGACTGGTGCTTTGACTGTTACTGTCGCTGGCTCAACTGCCGCTGACGGGGCATCTGGTTTCACGACCATCAAGACCTGTACCTTCTCTGCTGCTCTAGCCAACATGAACATGGCAGTGGAAGTCGACAGCGAAGAAGTCAGCTACGCTCAGGACGTTGCAGGCGTTGTTTTCCTGTCAGTCGTATTCCGATTGACTGGTACCAACACCAACACGCTGGATGCTGCTGTTCAGGTTACAACCCTGCACCAGTACAGCGACCTGACTCCAACCGGAACAGGCGTCACAGCTTAGTACAACCTTCGCAAGAGGGTAAACAGCCGCAGTACAGTTCAGGGGGTGGCTGTACTGCGGTTTGTCTTTTGGAGATCATTCATGCCGATGTACGTTGATCTTGCCAGTGAAGCTGCACTCAGTACGATTGTGGGCACCACACTGCTGGATGCCACTAAGCGTAACATTGGCTTCGATCCAGAAACACCTACGGAACTGTTGCCAGTCGATCTGGAAGACTTACTCCACGAGTGCATCTCGATCTGCGAGAAGGAACAGTGGAGATTCATTCTCCGTAAACCTGTTACTCTCACTCTTCCTTACGAAGCCTTCTGCAATCCCGATGGTCTGTTCTTTTTGCCATTCGGACGTGTCACTGAGATCACAACCTTCACGTACATTAAAGACGATCTGACCACCGGAACCGTATCATCCTCCGACTACACTCTCTACACCTCAGAACCATCCAAGCTATGGGCTGAGAACTGGGAAGAAGTCTTCGAAGAGATCAACGATGAGCAACCCTACCCAATCACCATCACCTACACCACCGGCTACGCATCATACGACGCTGTACCCAAATCAACCATCCGAGCTATCAAGATCCTCGCTTACCACTTGTTTGAGTACCGCGATGCGATCTCTGATGGCTCTGTCTCAGAACTTCCTCAAGGCTATTGTCAGCTTCGCGATCTCAACCTTCTGAATGACCATCGTGCAATCCGTTACATCACAGAAGACTGGTCGAAAGTGAGTCGTGGATGAACAAGTACAATCGTCGTTCACGCCCCAATCTACGAACCATCTGCGAGTTCTGGACACCTTCCACAGTCGTCAACACATCGGGTGAACTCACACAGGAATTTACTCTTCATTACAAAGGTCCGTTCTCTCTGGAGGTGCCCCGCAAGCCAACAGAGATTACGGACTCCGGTCGTGTGGCTTCTGAACAATCTTTCATGCTCATAGGCCAATGGTGCAAACCTGCTGAGGAGATCACTGCAGGTATGTTCTGTGTCATTCCTTCTCGTCAGAAAGTATTCGCGGTTCAAGGACCAGCGACTGACCCATGGGGTGACAGGAAGAAAGTCAACATCACGATCATCGACAACGTCTCACAGCCAATCACCATTCAACTTATACCCACAATGTACTGATGGCTAAACCATTCTTCTCAATCAAGTTCGACATGCCTGCTGAGGTGATCAACGGCTTCCCCAAGTTCGTTGGTACGCTTCGCAGGCACATCGTACGTCAAGCATTGAGAAGTGCATTACTTCCATCCAGAAACTCTTTGAAGTCTAAGCTGATGGCTCTCCCCCGTGAGTCTAAGCAGTCCTCTGGTGCTACCTACCGTGCGTTAGTGTCCAAATACAAGAACGCTCGCAACAACCCTGATCGGTTCTACGGGATCATCGGAGTCAACAACAAGTACATCGAAGCCACAACGCTGGAGAAGTCCCCCCTCTACGCAAAAGCAATCCAGCGACAGGTCTCATTCGGTATTCGTCAGAAACGTACAGCCGATGATGGTTCAGTGATCTACAGCAAGCGTTACCCTCGTGGTGACGTTCGCAGTAGACTTCGTAAGAAGGTGTTTGGTCCTAAGAGTGTTGGTGGCCTAAAGAAGCGTTGGCCTGCCCGTTACCTGCATCTGTGGGAAGCAGGCTTTACTCATGCTCGGAGTGGTAAGGCTTTCACAGGTCATCAGTTCTTCGCTAAGACCAAAGAAGAGACACAAGCTAAGGCTAAGGAAATCTTCCGCACCAAAGTACTGGAACACTTCCGTAAGGCATTCGGCAAATGAGTCCATACACTTTAGATGTCGGATTACAGTCATTGATCAGCGGTGCTGTCGGAGCTACCATTCCGTGCAGCAAGTCTTCGTTCCTGCCCTCGCATGATCTGAAGACTGCCCCAGACGGTTATGTGTTCTACGACATCTCAGAGGTCACACCATTTCATTCCTCAGAAGGTCTTGCAGAGGCTAATGACTCAGAGAAGTGTAGCTTTACACTTGACGTAGCCTGTGTAGCCCATTCTAATACTCAACGTAAGGCTCTTGTTACCTCCGTGCTCGCAGTCCTTCAACCCATTGTTGCTGGCCGTCGAACACAACTCACCTCCTATGAGATAACCGGAACCAGCGTGTACATCAACTACCTGAGACTCGATTCTCAGGACGAAACGTATGTGTTGAAAACAGGACAGTCGAATCCTGATCTGACGATGATCGTCCTGTCTTTTTCTGGTAAGGCTACCTGTTAGGAGGTTTTCATGTCCGCACGCGATACATCACGTATCAAGATCAAGTGGTTCGAACAGACCACAGCACCAACTGGTTCAGGAGCAGCACCTGATGCTGTTGATACCGCAAGCGACGTTTACGCCTGTGTTACTGACGGTCCTACATGGTCCGGCTTCACTCGTGGGGACGTGGAAACAACTTGCTCCAATACGACACTTGACGCATGGGGGAACTTGATTCGTACCTTCCGTGCCGGTAAGCTGGTCGATCTTGGAACCATTACTTTCACTGTAGACTGGGACCCAGACGATACCAATGGTGGTCGTGAATTCGCAGCATTCTTCGACGGTCGCTCAGGTGACCTGCTCGTTGAATTCCCTGCTGAAGGAGCCGAAACCACTGGTCCAATTCTGGTCCTGACCGGATACTGCAACAAGTTTACTCCAATGGGCACTGTACTCTCTGACGATCAGGGATCACGCTCACTGGCAGAACTTGTCTTCAAGTTGTCTGGTATTGACGTAACTGCTCCAGCTTAATGCTGATGGTACAACACCTCCATTCACCCCTTCTTTAGGAAACCTGTATGTTGCTCAAACCTCTCAAGCGTGCCCCACTCCCATCTTCTTCTTCCTCAGAAATTGTTGAGCCGTCAGCAGGACTCGCAACGGCATTTATTGCCAAGCTCCGTGAGTTCCCGGGATCATCTGAGACCGATGTCCAGCCTCATTACTTCTCCGGTCTCCGTGTCCTGATCTGTCTGTACGAAGACGGTAAGCCATTCCTGTCACAGTTGATCAACCACTTGTCTCAGGAGAATGCTGAGAAGTGGCCTGTCACTGTTCAGGAAGGTGTCTCTGTTCGTCAAACACTGGATGACATCGACGCTCCGTATCTGGCACGTGTTGTGGACTACTTCCTCGATATGATCAGTACGGAACAGATGTCAGAGATCAACGCAATCCTGCGTGATACGGTCTGGACTCAGGCGGACTCCGCAAAAAACTAATTACTCCCGACGATCCACGCTGGTTCATCTTGTTCCTGTGTAGTCGTTGGGGGAAATCCAAATCAGAGATCGAGTCTATTCCTTACTCAGAATTTTGTGAGCATCTGAACTTTTGGCGAGAGTACAGATGGGGATCT